ATAACTACCTGTAGTATTGCAAATACCAGCACTTGATCCTAAAAAGTTATTACTAATTCCGGTTGAATTTTTTAACCCAGCCCCTCCACCTAAGAAATTATTTAATGACCCGCTTGTATTACAAGCACCAGCACAACAACCGAAGAAATTGTTTCTATTACCAGTAGTAGTGCTTAATCCTGCATCAAGACCTAAAAAATTATTGAAATCACCGGTAGTTAATTCATATCCTGCATTCTGACCTATGGCGATATTATCACAACCGGTACTAGTAACATTTGGATTACCTGTCGTAATAAATAAATTATTTTGTGCTGTTAATGTTGCAGGAACTCCACTATAACCAGATGTACCACTAAAACCACTATATCCAGATGTACCACTAAAACCACTATATCCAGATTCACCACTGAAACCACTATAGCCGCTAAAAGAAGATTGAACACCATTTACATATACACCAGTATCATCAACTTTTAACCTTTCGCATGTGCCTGCACCAATGATTACTGTATTACATAATCCAGCAGAACCTGTTAATGATCCTATAATAGTGTTTGAGCAACCAGTAACAACTGCACAACCAGAATTACAACCTATAAATATGTTGTTAGACCCCGAAGTATTAAAATGACCAGCACTTTTTCCAAAAAAGTTATTATTAGATCCAGTAGTATTGCAATAACCTGCATTCTGTCCTATTGCAATATTGTTACAACTGGTACTAGTTATATTAGGATTGCCAGTATTAACTAAAAAATTATATTCAGGGATAGATAATACTTTACCTAAACCAACCCAAGAACTACCGTCATATTGCTCAAGTGTGTTTAAATCAGTGTTAAATCCAACTTGTCCATCTGAAGGTGATGAAGGTCTAGTACCAGTATCCCATGAAGAAATGATTATTCCACCATTAGTAGGAACAGTAACCCCAATAACACCATTACTGCTTATAGCAACATTTCCACTATTGTCGGCAGTAAAAAATATACCACCACTATTTGCATTGATTATACTCATCTATTATTACCTCTTTGGAGATAATAGTATTTATCAAAAAAAAATGAGGACTATCGCTAGTCCCCATATCTCCCCATCCCGATTGAGTTGATAATATTATTTATCTAATTTTTTCTTTTTCTTCCACCTAGTTGCCAACCTTGATCTAGATAACTTTGCAATGTGTCTTTCTTTACTTTCTTTTCTATCCCGTCTTTGTTTATGGATATATTACCTTTTACTGCGTTTGATATATTAGCAGAATGTGTCGAACTTTTTTTAACCCCTTTTTGGTGTAAAGATCGTAATAATTTCTGTTCTTTGCTCATGGGTCCTTTTGATCTACCTTTCAGTGCTAAACTCTGTTTTAGCTTAGTTTCTTCACTTCTTTTTTGACCTCGACGTTTTTCATTACCCTTTGCTCTTGATTCTGCTGACATAGGTTTTCTATTTTTTGCTGCATCACTAATTCTTTTTCGTTGTTCATCAGTTAATGTTGCACCACCTTTGTTCCAAGGAACTAAGTTCTTATCTTTCATTACTTTACTGTGATTTACTGCATGTTCGATTCTGTATTTTTCATATACTCTAGCAGTGATTTTAGTATGGTATCGCTGTTGATATTTGTTTTCTGCTTTCATTCCATTCAATGCATACAACATTTTACTTCTATCCTCTCCTTCTGTCATTTTTATAAGCAACCAATGGCAAATAAAATGTTCTCTTGCAGTAAGTTCTACTAGATTGTTCTTATCATTACTTCCACCGAGTGATTGAGGGATGATATGATGCGTTTCTGTATATCCCTCAGTAATGCGTGACTTTGCATTAGAGGTTATAGCGTAATATAGGTTAGAATATTTATTTGTGAGCATAATAGTATTTATTCCTGTAACTTTACTTTCTACTAATTATATCCGTAAAAAAAGCGCACCGAAGTGCGCTCTTTGATGATAATTTACTTTCAAATACTCTCGTAAGTGCTTGATTTCATTGAAATGTTAAATTCGAAACTGCTATTTCCCCAACGTAGTCCGCGGCATTGCCAAAACTTGATGCAGTGTTGGTCAATTCGATGTATCCATAACGTGTCATAAATGATACGACTGGTTCGAATGTACTTGGATCAAGTACGACTCCAGAACTCATTAGAGGAATATATGGGCAATAGAATGCTGCTGCATCTGTTTCGCTAGAACCCTTATAACCAACTAGTACTGGTGTAGTATCAGGAGCATATGAGTCTACGAATACACGCATAGCGCCATTTAGTGTACCAACAAACTTAGTATTTGTTGGAGCCTCGAATGTACCTTCTGTTGTACGTGCGAATGCAGAAGTTGTAGCACTTTGTAGTACTGTCAATGCAGCACTTGATACAACTGCCCAGTTACCAGCACCACGACGAGTACGTTGAGCAATCAAGTTAGCAACACGATTGATTAGAACTGCTAGGGCAGCGTGTTCGTCACCAACGTATGTAGCAGTACCAGAAACGGTTGCTTGATTGTATGTGAACTCAGTGCTTGCAAGAGTACGCAATGACAAGAGAATTTCTTGGTCGATTTCAGCAGTAATTTCTTGTGCTAGAGCAGCCATGATTTCTGCTTCAACGTCGATACCATGCTGGCTTTGTGCGTCCTGAGCGGCTTCAAATGTCCAACGTGCTTGCAACTTACGTGATTTGGCTTCAACAGCCTGACGTAGAATTTGCACAGAAATTTGTTTACCACCGTTACCTTCAAGAGCAGCAGTATCATTTGCAGTGTAGTAGTTTGTGCTAGAAGCAGAACTTGGTACACGAGAATATGCTTGTGCGATCTTGAATGGGCTTAGTGCTTCTTCACCTGCGGTTACGCTTGTTTGTGCTGCGCTGTTGTCAGTAAGACTATTTGCGTAGCGAACACGTAGAGTGTGAATTTGACCAACTGGACCAGTCATTGGCTGAACGCCTACCAATTCGTTAGCGATAACGGTTGGCATGACACGACGGATAACTGGAAGAATAACGCGGTTTAGTGTAGCGATATTACCTGCAGTGGTTGTTCCTGCTGAACTTTCAGCAAGAAGTTGCTTACGAGTGTTTTCAAGAATAACACCCATTGTTGACTTGCGAGTGCCTTTTAAGCCTTCTAACAGGGCCTCTTTGGTCTCGTCCCAACGGCTTTCTAAGAGTACTTTTGACATTTTATATTTTCTCCTATTAATATGTCTTTTGCTTATAGCCCTGCCAGACGTTTGAACTCGATCAATTTATCTTGATCTTCATGTTCAACTTGTTTTGTGGCAGCTTTATCACCAGTTACTTCTGTTATTAACTTTGATTCTGTTAGTGATTGTTTTTGAACAACCTTTTTAGTTTCGCCGTTGTTTAGAACTGCTGGTAGATACTTGTCGAAAGCGACTTTCAATTTTGGTGTTTGTACGCTTTCTAGTAAGTTCTTCATTACTTTAGCCTTTTCATCGTTCAATGGGCTGAGTAGCTCTTCCATTGTTTTTTCACGAAGATTAGATTCTTTAATAATGCGAACTTCACGTTCTTTACTTTCAACCAATTTCTTAGCGTTATTCAATGTATTGATTGCTTCTGCTAATTTTTGATCTTTTTCTTGTAGTTGTGCCAATAGTTTACGTGTTTCTGCTTTCTCATTTAGATGAGTGACAGAGAACTCGCTTGCAAAGGCCTCAAATAATTTTCTTCCAAAGTTATTTTCACGGGCAGATTTAATATCTTCCTTGAGTTGTGACAATTCACCCTTTAGATGTTGTGTAACAAGTTTGTTCATTCTTGATGCACTTTCGCTGATGAATTTCTGCTTAAGTGTTTCAAGTTGTTTACGTCCTTCTGCTACTAATTTGACTTTTGCTTCAACAACCGCTTGTTTGTCCTGTGAGAATTCTTTGATTTCACGGGCAAGTGCATGAACAATAAATTGTTCAATTTTTTGTTGACTTTCAGTTTGAAGTTGACGATCTTTTCTCAATTCTTTGATTTCTTCGGCTAGTTTTGTAACCATGAAATTGTTGAATTTTTGTGCGTTTTCGCTCAACTTAATTCTTGCATTGATTCTGTCTTCACTAATAGCTTTTCTTTCCGCATGAAATTCTTCAATTTCTTCAGAAAGATTTTCTGTTACCATTTTATCTAGGGCCTCAACCATTATACTTCTGTCGTGCTCATATCTTTGTGCGAATTCATCACGAAGTTCTGCACGTACTTGTTCACGGGCCTCATTCAACTTAGATTCCCAAGCTTCGTTGATAACTTTGCTTGTTTCTTCGTTGATGATACCATTTTCAAGTAGTGGTTTTATAGCATCAAACATGCTTTTTCCCCTTTATAGTTAAAACCATTTAACTCTGGTTTAACGAGTTTTAATGATTTTTCATCATTAAATTGTTTAAACAAAAACATCATTTTATTTTCAAATCCTTGATAAGTTTTACAACTTGCTCTTGTAGGTATTTTTGAGCCTTGATGTCTTTGTTGATATTTGTTCCTTTCAAGTTAGTTAATACTTGATGGCCATGTTTCATATTCAACAGAGATTCATAGATAGCCTTTGGATATGCATTAGGTGCGCTAGGTTGAGCAACAATATCAACTGTGATGATTTCAAAGTCACTAACTTGACCATTCATATCATTGACGTTACCACTTCCACGACTTGAAACTCCCAATTTCACACCACTTTCTAACATTGTTCTGACGAGTTGTCCCATTGGAGTAGGTAATATTTTTAACTTACCAAAACCATTGGGACCATCCATCCACATGCTAGTGATCATATGTGAAACTCTATCTAGATTGATTTTCAAATCATCAGGATGATCTACTTCACCCAAGACACTATTTCCTTCAGTTATCTGTTTGTTAAGTGTATCAACCGCTTTTTCTATTTCATCTATAGGGTAGACTCTTTCATTTGCATTACGGACTCCACCCTGGATGAAAATACCTTTCATGTATAAAGTTTTAAGGTCACCTTCTTCTTTGATAGATTCGACCACCATATTTGCGCGGTCGAATGTCAAATTTTCTCGGAGATACAAAGCCATTTTATTAACCTTAAATTACTTTACAATTTTCTTGGTAGAAACTTTCTTTGATTCAGAAACTGGGCTTTTTGTGTTTACACCACTTGCTTGTGTTTTAACAGCAGCAGGAGCCTTGCCTAAATCTTGTGACTTATGTCCAGGAGCATTTTTGAATTGACCTGCACCCTTGACTTGTGTCTCACCCTTAGCATAAGCATTGCTTGGTGCTTTTGGACTTGAAGGAACTGCTTCTGATGCTCCAGAGAATTTTACAGGTCTGCTATCCATTCCTGCTTGTCCTGAATTGAAAGTTGTTGGGCTTTTTGTATTAGCACCATTGTCTCCGCCGATCTTTGATCCATAAAGACCTTTGACATTCTGAAGTTGTACTGCTTCCATTACCTCTTCTTCTTCGTCTTCTTCACCTTCTTCGTCGCCCATATCGTCCATGTCACCCATGTCGTCATCAACGCCTTCTTCGTCGCCCATATCGTCCATGTCACCCATGTCGTCATCAGCGCCTTCTTCGTCGCCCATGATTCTTTCAAAATCAGCCATCAACTGGTCTAACTTATCTTCAATACGAACTACCGCATCTTCAATTTCTTCATGCTCATCATCATCCATTTCACCAGCATCCATGCTGACTACTTCATCATCCATTTCACCATCATCCATGGACATGTCATCTATTTCCATATCCATGTCTTCGGCTTCTGACATTTCACCGGATTCTTCAGCATTGATTTCGTCAAGAAGATCACCTACTTGACCGCCCATGCCTTCATCCATGTCACCCATCATTTCTTCGTCCATGATGGATTCGTAGATTTCTCTTGATTTCTCAACAACTATTTCGTGGAATAGTTCTCTCGCTTGTTCTTCATTT